AAGCCGTTTCTCTCGGCGCCGATCCCCTATGCGCAGTTCATGGGCGCGTTCAAGGGGCACACGCCGCCGAGCGTCGGGCAGCAGATGACGGTGGTGAGCGTCGGCGGCGACTTCGCGCAAGGCCTCGCGATCCCGATGACGCAATCCGATCAGAACAAGAGCCCATCGGAAAAGGGCGACGAACACGTCTTCACCTTCGGCAACTACCGGCAGGAGGTCCGCGGTGATGACGTGCTTCTCAAGACCCCGAAGTTTCGCGTTGAGTGCGGCGGGTCGTTTTTAGAGCTTACGGCAGAAGGGCTGAAGATCAGGACGCCGAAGGTCGACGCTCAAGTCTCCGATGAATTCAAGGTTGAGGGCGCAAGCCTGAAGCACAACACGAAAGAGGTCGGCGACACGCACGAGCATACACTCGTAGTCGCCGGAAATGACCTGTCCGGCCCGCCGAAATAGGAGAGTTAGAATGGAGACGAAGGTCTACGAGGTTACCGACAAGGCGGGCCTGTTCGTGGCGGGACAGCGGAAGCCGGCGAGCGGCCTGATAAGGCTCACCGATCGACAGGCCGGCTATGAGCTGAAGCTCGGCACCATCCGTCCGACGGATGCGGAAGCTCCTGCCTCGTCCCCGCCGGCGCCGCGATCTTCCCGCCGCGGCGCCCGTCGGCCGAAGCTGTGACCACGGGAATCGGGCTCAACCGCCATACCGGCGGTCAGCTTGATGGTTGGCCCCATGTCGCGCAGTCGCTGGGGGACATCTTCACCACCAGGTTCGGCGAGCGCGTCATGCGCCGCTATTACGGCAGCCTCGTCCCGCGCCTGCTGGGCGAGAACATGGTGCCAGAGACCTATCTCCGCTTCTTCTCGGCCGTCGGCGTGGCGCTGCTTCAGGAGCCGCGCGTCAGGCTGCTGCAGGTCACGCCTCTGTCGGTCTCCCGCGACGGCTCCTCGCAGATCCGCATCGAATTCGAGTGGCGCCCGCGCGGGCATCTCGGCGACTTCACCCCCGCCGGCCAGAAGCGCGTGACAGTCAGCGCCGCCGGCGCTCGCCTGCTCATCACCGACGAGAGCGCCTGATGGCCGATAGCACCGTCTATGACCTGACCGGTTTCCCGCTGCCGGCGGCGATCGAAGAGCTCGACTTCGAAGTCATCGTCTCCGCCATGAAAGCGGACCTCTCCGCTCGCTTCCCCGATATCGCGCCGCTGCTGGTGCTGGAGAGCGAGCCGGCGGTGAAGCTGATCGAAGTCTTCGCATATCGCGAGACGCTCAACCGGGCCCGCATCAACGATGCCGTTCGGGCGAACCTGCTCGCCTTCGCCGGCACGACGGACCTCGACAACCTCGCCGTCTTCTACGACATCGTGCGGATGATCGGTGAGAGCGACGAGCGGCTTCGGCTGCGCGTGGTACTTGCCATCCAGGGTCGGTCGACGGGCGGCACCGTGCCGCGCTATCGCGGTGTCGCGCTGGCCTCGAGCATTCGCGTCGAGGACGCCGCGGTCTACCGGGTAGGCAATGACCCGACCGTGCATGTCGCAGTATTCGCGGCCGACAACGACGGTGTTGCCGATGCTGGCCTTCTCGCCATCGTGCGCGCTGCGCTGAACGATCCTGCAGTGCGCATGGTCAACGACACCATCGTCGTGGCGTCGGCCGTCTTCTCCGTTGAGAACGTCGTGGCGAACGTGTGGCTGCTGCCGGAGACATCCGACACACTGCTCGAGGCCTTGCCCGCCAGCTTGAAGATGGACTGGGAGGCAGAGACCGGTCTCGGTTTCGATCTCACGAGGTCCTGGCTGACCGCGCGCCTGATGAAATCCGGCGTCTACAAAGTCGAGATCGTCACGCCGGCCACGGATGTCGTGGCCGCACCTGAGCGGGCAGTCTCGCTCGGGGCCATCACGCTGAACAACATGGGGCGCGGCTACTGATGGCCGACCTTCTGCCTCCCGCCTCAACGGAGCTTGAAAGGGCCTTCGCGCAGTCCAGCGACGTCTACGGCGAGCTCTTCACCGATATCGCCCGCATGCGCGGGATCAAGTTTATCAACACCCCGCCGTCGTTCCTGCCGTGGCTGGTCTACGAATATGGTCTGGGCGAACTGACGCCCTATGTGCCGAATCTCTACGACGTCATCAATGAGGGTATCGACTGGCAGCGTGTTCGCGGGACGCCGGCGGCTGTCGCGACGGGCCTTGGCTGGCTCACTTACGGCGGATCGATCGAGGAGGCGCCGACGCGGCGCCGCTTCTGGAACACCTGGCAGATCAGTCTCGACCGCCTTCGTGACGATGAAGCGGACCTCATTCGCATCGAAGGCATTCTCTCGCTTTCGGTGAGCCTGCGATCTGTCTTTCGCCGCGGCTTCTATGGCTACGATGTCCGGGAACTGGAGCTTGGCTGGTCGAAATGGGGTGAGACCCTCTATTCCGACGACAGCGGCGTGCGGCTGCCTCCCGGCGCTGCGAAATGGTCGTTCGGTCGCAGTTTGGAGCAGTCGCACGACATGACGCAGGACGAGCTCGAAGCGCTCGACGTGTGGCTTGATCCTGTTGGCTCGGATCCGTTGATGTGGGGGCCCTATCCGTGGGGGCCGTTCGCTTGGGTCGATAGCGCCGCGCTGGTCCGCTCCGCAACAATGCTTTCCGGCACGGGCGATGGCCCGGCATGGGCGGTTTTCCGGGATGCGGACGGCGACGTGATTGGCTATCGCCGCTGCCGCGTCCGGCAGGCGGTCGCGCCCGCGACCACGGGGCTCTATCGGATCGGCTCAAGCCAGTTTTCCCCCGGCGACGGGGCTATGACGCGCCTCTATGTCGAGGCGCTCACGGACTTCGGCGATGGCTTCGGCAGCGTCGCAGAGAGCGTCGGCTTCATTCTCTCTGCCGAACCGGAGCCCGGCCACAAGCCGGGAGCCCTGTGGCTTCCTGCCGGTGGTCTGGATCCGGACCTGCCGGAAGTCGCAGTCCAGGTCCAACAGATTGAATTCGGCCGCACTGTGCGCGAGCGCGTTGCAGCACTTTTGAGGTTCTGACGCATGCCTTTCCCGCACGCCTCCGGCCTAGACGGCGCCTATGATCGCTCTTCGCAGCGGCCGGCGTGGACGGACGTCATCGCTCGTGATGGGCGCTTCGCGCAGGGCGCCGACCTCAACGAGGCGCAGTCCTTCCAGCGCCGCCGTACGCAGCGCGTCGGCAACATGATCGGCCGCGACGGCGACCCAGTCTACGGCGCGAACATCGCAGTCGTCATCGCCGATGAGGAGGCCCTCACCGGCAGCATCAGCCTCGCCGAAGGGCTCATCTATGCCGATGGCGACGTCCGCACGCTTGCCGAGCGGATCATTGAGGACGTCGAGTTCGAGGGGGAGGTGACGGTCGGCGTCCGCATCGTCACCTCCTATGTGACGGAGGAGGATGACCCGTCGCTTTTGGGGCTGCATCCTGGCAGCCTTGGTGAGGGCGAGCCTGGCTCCGCGCGCGCGGTCGAGACCGCCACATGGGCGCTGTCCACCGAGGACGGCCCCGGCAAGTTCTTCTCGGTCTACCAGATCAAGGGCGGCACGGTCATTGACACCCGGCCGCCGCCGAGCCTCACCGGCATCAACCAGGCGCTTGCGCAATATGACCGGGGCTCCACCGGCGGCAATTACGTCGTCACCGGCTGCCGCGTCACCGCGCTCGGCCCGGTCGCCGGAGATCAGGTATTCTCGATCGAGGCGGGCGAGGCCAACATCTTCGGCTTCAAGCGCGTTCGGAACACCTCGCTCCGCTTCGCCGAGCCGATGGAATGGGATGTCGAGACCATCGCTGCGGAGCCCCACACCTTCGCGGACGGAGGCTCCGGCACCGCGACGATTCAGGTCAACCGCGGGCCGATTGACGCAATCAATTCGGTCATCATCACAAAACAGGTGACCGAGACCGTTGTTCGCGACTTCCCGAACAACACCTCCGATGCATTGGCTCACGCCGGGGTCACGCAGATCATGTTGATCACGCAGGGCGCCACCACCTATGTGCCAACGACGGATTACACGCTCTCCGCCGATCGAGTGAATTGGGCGCCGGGCGGCGCCGAGCCTGCCGGCGGGTCGAGCTACACGGTCACCTATCGCTATCTGGCCGCGGCGATGCCGTCGGCGGTCACCAGCGACACGTTCAATGTGTCGGGCGGCGTGACCGGCACGCAGGTGACCGTTGGCTACGACTGGCGCCTGCCGCGTATCGAC